GTTTCCCAGTCACGATCGGGTGGTGTAGCAGGTGGTGCAGCCTATGCTATCCCTGCACGTCAGCAGTACAAGGGTGCTGCACGTATGGTTGAGACACTCCAGAAGGGTGATGCCGCTAAGGCTGCTCGTATGGCAGATACAACTGATCGTGCTGTGGCTAGCCTGAACAAGCTCAATGATACAGAAGAGGGTCGCAAGTACCTCAAGTTCACTACAGATAAGCTGCTTGGCTCTATTGACCCTAAGCTTGTTGAAGAGGGTATGGCTGCTAAGGTAGACATCCTCAGTGAAGACTTGCCTGATGGACTTATTGGTGGACTTGACCGTGGTACAATCCAACGTCTTAGTGCTGCTTCTGCAGACCTAGCACAGAGCCTTGGTGTTAAGCCTGAGAAGGGTCAACGCATCACAGAGTTCCTCTCACAGCGTATTGATGCAGGTGATGGTGAGACACTGTTTGACACTGTAGCCCAGCGCTACGGTCTCTCACGTAGGCAGCTGTCAGCTGTGTATGCTGCTGAGGTATCAGATGCAGCTAAAGTACTGCAGCAACAGGGTCAGTTTGTAACTCGTACAGGGAAGCAGCTGAAAGGTAAAGAGGCCAGTGAGGCAGTAGATAAGTTCAAAGGTAAGCTAGACGAACTGTACGACATGGGTATGTCTGCACTGTCTGGTGAGGAAGCTAAAGCTCTTTCAGATGCACAGCTGCAACTCACCCGTAGTAAGCGTATTGTTCGTACTATGCGTGGTGTTGAGGATGCTCGTCGTGCCTTTATGACTTCACAGCCTGCTACAACCATGCGAAACAACATCTTTGGTGTTGCTATGACTGGCATCGACATGATGGATCAGTTCAACAAGACTATGCTACAGGCTGTAACAGGTAAAGACTCAGCTGCTGCTACGCTTGAAGGCTCTGCAGATATTGCTAAGTACTTGCTGCGTGATCAGTATGTAGCAGAAGCAGCTGTAGAACTACTGCGTCAGGACTCTCCTGAGCTTATGCAGAAGGTATTCATGGAAGCAGCACAGGCTGAGGCTGGTGTTGTACGTGATACTAAGCTTGCTAAGGCTGGTGCTTTCGTCAACACTCTCAACACCATGTCAGACCACATCTTTAAGAAGGCTGTAGTAGCTGGTACGATTGACCGTGAACTTAAACTGACAGGCTCATCACTTGCTGAGTACATGGAGAAAGGCATGATGAGTGAGATACCTGAGGACGTTATCAAGAAAGCCTTGGATGATAGTTTAGGCTTCACGTTCCAGAGACGCTTCGGTGGTAAGGATGCAAGTGAGACAAGTAAGTTTGTTAACAAGACTATTGGCTTTATACACAGATCAGGTGCGACTACTATTATCCCTTTCCCTCGTTACCTTGCATCACAGGCTAAGTTCATCAAGGACTACTCTGTGCTTAACATTGCATACAAAGGCGGTAAACTTACAGACGATGAGTGGGCTAAGCAGATGACAGGTGGAGCTGTGTGGTTCTCTGCGTATATGTATCAGAAGGATAACATTGAGCAAGGACTTAACTGGTTTGAGGATCAGCTTGTATCAGGTGAAGTAACAAACGCACAGGCTGCTATGGGTCCAACAGCACCTATCCATTACGCTACTAACATTGTTGCACGTATCGCTATGGGTATGCCTAACGATCTGCTTGATGATCAAGACCGCTTTAGCCGTAACATGCTTAACCTTGTGCTTGGCTCTGAGTTCCGTCCTAGTGGTACAGCCATTGATGAGGTTACGGATACTATATACAACTTAGCTAAAGCTGTTGCTGATGGTGAGACAGCCTTAGACCTACAGCCTTTGGCTAGAGTCGTTGGTGACTACTTTAGCACCGTTACCTATCCTGCAGCTGTAGTGAAGGATTTCTACGGTCAGTTTGACCCTCGTGCCTCCTACTTGCCGCAGACACTAGATGCTACAGTGTCTCTGGCTGATATTGGTGGTCCACGCAGTCCTAACCTGTATCTGTATAGCCGCATCACTAAGAACATTGCAGACTTTAACTTGAATGAAATGTCAGCTACGTTCAAGGATGCTACAGGCATTGACTTGGGTACAACAGAAGTTGAAGGTCTGATGAAGTGGATGGGTAGCTCTACTCGTACACACTTTCAGATGATGGACCCAGACAACCAAGACACAGGCTACGACATTGTACGACATGATGTGTTTGGTGATGGGCCTATCCGTCAGCTTGACCCTCTGCTAAAACAGATCACAGGTTTCACTAAGAGCGCTCCACCTAATGCTCTCAAGCGTGAAATGGCTAAGCTTAACATTGATCCTTTTGCTATCTACAACCCTTACCGTGAGAAGAACAGCGCACTTGAGTTGTTCACACAGCAGATTGCACAGGGTTCTCTGGCAGAGGAAGTAGAAGCTTTTATTGAAGGCGACCCCATATACAAAAGCTCAGATGTAAAGCGTAAGCGTGGTTTGCTTGAGAGTAAGATCAAGAACGTACTGAACAAGAAACGTGAAATAGCTAAAGATATTCTCACAGACTTTGCATCTAAGAATGAAGCATATAAGTCAGACTTCAATGCGTATGTACGTGGTGAGTTTACTGCTATGGGTCCACAAGAGAAGCGTGATGCAGACGCTGCTTGGGAGGATGTAGCTTACCGCTATAAGTTTGAAGGTAAGAACATCAAGGAAGCCATTGCTGAGATTAACTCTTCTGATCAGTATGACGAAGCAGAGAAAGACTCACGTAGGTCTGTGCTGCTACTCTGGTATATCCAAGCGGGTAAGCTAGAGAAGAAGGTACGAGGCAAGATCACAGAAGCTGACTAAACATAAAAGAAGAGGGGCCACATTAAGCGGCCCCTTTTTTGTATCTACTACTTTATTCCGTACATCTTAGCGCAACGCTCTGCCCACATCTGTACTTCTATGAGGTTCTTTAAGGCTTCCTCTTTCTCAGTACTGCTGTAGAGATTATCTCTGATGTACTGATCTAAGTCCTTAAAGCTATCCCCTAACCCCTCGTTGAACTGTTTGTGTCTCCCAGAAATAAAAGCCTTCGCTTCTTTATCTAGATTCATGCAAACTCAATCTCTACTGATGATACGTCCCTTACTACTTCTTTCTTGCCTGCCATTCTACAACCCTTCTTTCATAAACACTTTAACCCACTGCGCACAGATGTCAGAACGTATAATGTCATCAACGCCAAACTCAACAATGGGTACAGGTATCATGTGTTTCTTTGCCAGATGAATTACTTTAGACAGACCATCCGCTTCCTTCAAGTCTGACTGCTGTACGTCACCATTAAGTACAATAGTACTACCTTCACCTACACGTGTCAACAACATCTTAAGTTCATGCGTTGTGATGTTCTGCGTCTCATCTACAATAATGAAAGCATTCTCAAAGCTACGCCCTCGCATCAGTGCTAGGGGAGCCATCTCTACGTTGCCGTTCTTGATAGCTGTATCTAGCGTACCCTTGCCCCAGTGTTTCTCTAGTACGTCAAGCACAGGCAAGGCCCAAGGGTAGGTCTTCTCTTCTAGTGTACCAGGTAGATACCCTAGCTCTTTACCTACAGCTACGTGAGGTCGAGTGATAACGATCTTGTCGATCTCTTTGAGTGTGTACTGATCAGCAGCATAGGTAGCGGTAACGTATGTCTTACCTGTACCAGCTGGCCCCAGTACAAACACCTGGCTGTTCTGCTTGAGGTGGTCAAGGAACTCTTTCTGCTTAGGCGTCTTAGGTACGATACCCGATGTAGGTTTAGCTGTAGCACCTTTGTAGTTAGTCTTTCGGCGGGACCGTGTTTGCTTCTTTGGTGGCTCAAGATTGTCCATATGCTTTCCTTAAATATGACAATGCGTTTTCTACGTCTTCTAGTCTGTCTCCTAAAGTACCGATACCAAGATTGCAGGGAGGACAAAGCCAGCCCCTGAATATCTCTGTGTCGTGACAGTGATCTAACACAGGGCTATCCTCCTCTTTTCCGCAACAAGCACATACACCTTTGTATGCGGGTGCAGTTTTACGAAGCATATCAGCTACGTCCTGCTGAGCCTTAGAACATTGCTTGCACTTGCTATCCCTAGAATCCTTATCACCTGTAGCACGTCTATACAAGCGATACTCTGTTACGGGTTTCTCTTGGTTACACTTCTTGCAGACCTTGGTCTCTACTCCATGCTTAAGCGATTGTTTGACTTTGAATAAATCTAACTGCATCACACGTCACTCTTACCTGTATTCGACAGGTAGTCTTTCAGTTCTGTGTAACCACCAATGTAAGTACCGTCAGGTGCAAATATCTGCGGTACTGTAGTATGCCCCGCTTGCTTGATTAGCGTCAGTATCCATTTACTACTAGGCGACTGTACGTTGTACTGTGTGTGGGGCAGGTTAGACCCCTTTAAGAGTGCCTTCGCTGTGTCACAGAAGTTGCATTGGTCTCTTGTGATGATGATGTACATGCCATCCCTTCCTAAGGTAATACGAGCAGTTTAAACACATGCTCAGGTGATAGGCTTACGTCAAGTCAACGATCTCACAGCTGTCGCCAGAGCAGGCTAATGTCTGACTTCCTGCTGTGTTGTCCTCAGCTTCATACTCTGAAAGCTTAGCCCAGTCAATAGCTTTAGGCATACAAGACAGTAGAGTTGTGTAGTCTGACTTACCGACTTCTTGATAAGGCGCTTGCTGATATGTATGCTCGTTGTATGGCAGGAAGGATACACCTGACATTTCATCGAAGTGTTTATAAACAAACGCACCTACCTCGAACCACTCATCCTTCTTGACGTTGATAGTCACAGATGGCTTATGCTCACACCAGTTACGCTGGTAAGCTAACCACATCTCAAGCTGCTCAATAGCAGACAGATCAGAAGTAGTTACAGCTTTAGCTGGTGACTTCATAGGGAAGCTGAACACTGTGGTGCTGTCAGGCTTCATAACGTCAGGCTCGTTAGGAATACCCTGGTCAATCATGAACTGTGTTAGCGGGTCTTTGTTGTCACCACGAACAGTCCGTATATAGTAAGGGCTGTGACGAGCATGAATGCCAGATGCACTATCCACAAGCTGAGAAACAGTACCGCTGGGTTTGACGCAAGTGATAGCAGCAGAAACAGGGATACCGAGGCGTTCAGCCCAGTCAGCATTAGTAGAAACAGCCACTCCACGAAGGTGTTCAAGAGTCTTCTCCAATCCTTTGTTCTTAGTTGTCATCAAAGGGTTGTCCATAATGCCTGTTAGTGACACGCCAAGCAACCGCTCTTCTTCTGTGTTACGTTGCCAAATCTTACGCAGGTAAGGGAACTTAGTGTAGCTGGACTGGATAGTACCAAGGATGGTAGCCAAGCGTACTTTCTCTGATAGCGTTTCAATGGTGTCAGTAGCACGTACAACTACTTCCGTAAGGTTGCAGAATTGGTAGGGGCGCAAGATGATCTCGCTGCACGGGTTGGTCCCGAAGTCATACTCAGCATCACGTCTGCCGTTCTTTGCAGCCTGTACCTTAGAAGCCTGACGGTTGAAGATACCACGCTCACCTGAGCCTGACTCTACCAGTGCCATCCACTCACGCATGAAGGATAGGCTGTCTGGCTTCTCAGTGTATGACACAGAGTTGTTAGCCAATGCACGTTGTGGGTTGTTCTCCCACCAGCTGCCTGACTTAGCGTGGCGCATACGGTCATCACTCAAGTTAGACAAGCTGATCATAGCAGAGCGGCGCACACCACCTACCACTACAACTTCACCGATCTTACACATGATGTCGTGGCACTCAATAGAGGATAGCTTACGGCCCTGTGCTTCTTTGAATGCACGAATAACAAAGTTAAACAGATCAATGAGAGGCGCTGGGCCTGACGCACGGCCACCGAATGTTTTAAGTCTTGCACCTGCAGGGCGTACACGAGACACATCCCACTTAGGAATCTCACCAGACCACAGGAGTGCCAACACTTGACGCAGAGCCTTTGCCCAACCCTCCTTGCTATCCTTAACGACAACAGTAGTCTCACTGTCGAACAGCTCAGGAACCTCAGGGAGCTTAGAGATGAACTGACGCTCAACACTGAAGCCAACCCCAGTACCGCAGAGCAGGATGAACATAGCCTCATCGAAGGACTTAGGGTCATCTACGGGTAGGTAGCTACAGTTATAGCCAGCTGTGTTGTCACGGTCAAGCGCTGGGCCTGCTGTCATCAAGGCTCGCATAGAAGGCATGACTGACAAGTCCATGATAGCAAATCGTAGATCGTCGGCTGTGTCTTGTGGTACCTTAGTACCTACAAGGTTGTTGATGTAGCGGTCTACTGTCTCGCTCCATGTCTCTCGCCGCCCTGCCTCATCAAGCCAACGTGCATAGCGTGATGTGTGGATAAAGGCTTGGTAGTCTGTGGGTAGTAGGTTGTTATTCATTGTTGTTTCACCTCTATGTGTTTAATGTCTGCACCATCAATGTCGTAGATGATGTCTTGGATAAGCTCCGTTACTACTTCTTCATACATGTCTTCAGCTACAGGTAGAATGTTGTCCTCCTCATCTACCTCTATCAACATATTAACTTTGAACTTCATGCTTTCTTCCCTGTCAAATCTGTAAGATCAGGCTTCTTATAGTTTGGCCCTTTCATTACCTTACCATCTTCACGCAAAATAGGGTTTCCGTTATTGTCTAGCTTAGACATGTTACTACTATGCACACGTGAGAAAGCTTCCATGAATACTTCTTCACCGTAATGCTCTAGTCCGCTATCCAATGTACGGCTAACCGTAGCCTGCTGCTTAATCACTGCATCACGTTCACTAGGACGCATCAACATACCAATGTGTTCCTGTGCTGTGAGTGCTAAGCCTGTAGATACATATAGCAAATCACACAACTCTTTCAAGTGTTCAGGTGTGCTAAAGCTCTCTGCTCGTAGCTCTTCCAGTTCTTCATCAACAAGTTTAATCCACAAGCGGGGATCAAGTGAGCCATTAAAAGCTACCATGAACTCAGCTACTTTCTCGTGTGGCATCTGAGGTTTCATTGCTTCCATGTCTGTATCGTTAATCATGTATGCTTCTCCGCTAGCGCTTCATTCATCTTACGTAAGTACCACTCTGCTTTCTTCATGTCTTCAGCAGGGTTGTTCTTGTATTTGTATCGGTGCTGGTACTTGATCATGTTACCGTGGCAGTAATCTATGTAGCCTTGCAAGCCTAGCACCTGCTTGATGTAGTCAATGCACTCAATGCCACCCATGTTGTAGTGCGCTGGGCGGTCTACTGGATCATACTTCTGTTTACTCATGCACTACCCTCCGTCTTGGTCCACTTGTTAAGCGTATATACATTACCTTCCTGTACTACGTCAAGCTCTTCATCCTCTTGCTCATCAACAATGTCCATCAAGAAGTTGCGGCGCTCTTCAACTAATTCATACAAGTCAGGGTAGTCATTAGCTACATCAAGGAAGGTAGACATCATAGTTGCCAGGTTAAGTATGTGAGCTTGAATCTCTGGCGGTACAGGTGTGTCCTTAGCAATAGCTAGGTTGATAGCCACATCACCATCCCAATCGTCTTCGTAGTTCATGGGGCGGATCACAATAGCAATCTCATCTGCTTTAAGTTCGTGGCTCATTTGCTTTCCTTACGTTCAGTCTTTAGTTTTACTCTGTCTAGCTTAAGCTCTTCACCTTCTTCAGCTAGCCATTCTTCTGGTATAACACGATGTGACCACTGGAAGCCATACTTGTCGCACCAATCGCAGTATCTAGACTTAGCACCCTTGTACAACTTAGCGTTAGCATTACTGAATACAAACCGTATGTCTAGCTCAGGGTGCTGCCGTTGTATCTCACGATGTTTGCGCCTGTCAGCATTATCAAAGATACCCTTGCTCTCAATGATAATACCGTTAGTTAAAACAAAGTCAGGCGTGTAACTTCTGTACTTCAGGTCTTCCCATTCGATCTTTACTTCTTCGTATCTGAATGGGTGCTTCTTCTCTTTAAGCCACGCAGCGATCTCTTTCTCAAGACCGCTACGGTAGTTGTTTGTGTGTCTGCGCTTAACCATCTTCACCCTCTTGTAGATACTGAGGATCAACAAACACGTAGTCTACTTCAGGTGGGTTCTTAGCAGTAGACTTAACAGCAGGTAGTGTTTGTAGGTTAGGCCAGCACTTATGTTTGAACTGACAGAAGCCACACTCTACACCAAGCTTAAGGTTACCTGTAGGCTTACGGTAGTGGGACTCAGGTACAGCCTCAAAGCAACGCTCAAAGGGCTTGTCCTCGTTGATGTAGTTCACAGTAGCTTCAATCTCTTCAAGCACTGCAGGTGTATCTACACCGCCTGCATCGACGTACTTAAACTCACCGTTAGCTTTGTTGACTACCCACCAGCCACCTACATCCATGCCAGCAGCAGTAGCATAACCTACAAGCTGAGGGATGTAGCCGAAGCTATCGCCTGTAGCAAGGGTTTCAAAGCTAGCGAACTTGTTATTGTAAGACCAAGGGGAAGCTGACTTAACGTCATCTACCTTGCCATCCATGATCATGTCGTATTCACCATTGATCTTAGTACCGTTGCTAAGCTCTAGTGTAACCTTGTCATTGTCCTTAAACTCTACGTCAGCAGCACGAAGAAGTCCTTTGAAGACAGCCTCCACAATATCGCCAATGATCATGTTCATCAGGAAGTGTGGAGGGAAGGGTGCTTTGTCTTCAGGTTCATTCTTATCAAACCACAACTGACAAGTAGGACGCCCAATGTTAGACATCCTTAGCTTGAACTTATCACGTGGTCCACTGCTGAACTGTTTCTCTAGTGCAGCCTCGACATCCGCAGCGACTTGCTTGCGGATGCCTTCAGCCATGTCTGTCTCACCCTTAGTAGCACGAGCTAAGAAGTCGTAAACAGCGAGTTCAGCATGGTGATTCATATCAGTCTGCCTCTTCTACGTTGACGAATGTAGCAACTACATCAGCGTCTTC